CACGTTGAGGGACAAGTTCCCATTTCTAAGCCTGATTAGAAAGGGCGATTTGGAGTATGTGGGCATTGTGCAGAACGAGGACACCAATGTTATCAGTTTCTACGATTATGGTAGATTAATGATGCCCCAAGATAAAATGAAGTACTTAAAATGTGGGGAGACTTGGTGGCACGAATCTAATCGTAAATTACCAATCAACATATTTTTAAAAGGCGAATTTAGATATTTCCGTTCAACGTTGATAACATTGAATGCTAAGGATGTTGAGATAGTGCATGGCCCCACTGTTAAACTTTCTGAAATTTCAAAGAAACGGGTGAAGAGACGTACTATACAATTGGTTAGAAGACCTATCTAACTGTTATTTGCTTCAATATACTTTTTATAATATATCGTTAAAGGATTATCTGGTTGATAGCCATATGGTTCCTTTTTTGAAGCGGAGTTTCTTTTAGTACGTTTTTTGGATTTTTTCTTTTTATTTTTTTGATGGTGCATCAAAACTATATTTAGCTCTGTTCATCAAATTCATCTGGACTACGATTGCCTGTGCATATGCCACTGCGTGTGATTTCTTAAAAAAGTAACTGCCATCAGTTGGTCTGATCCATACTTCTTTCATTATGTCTATCCAATCTTTGTACATAAGTCCCCTCTTTGCAGGACGTATGATTGCTAGTACAGCCGCAAGTTGTTCTATATTTCGCGGTTCAAGTTTGGATACTATACCAAAATGGCCATTTAGGTGAAAAAGGTTCTCCACTACTTTTGGATCCTTGAGCATGTCCCAGTCTGGTTCCTGTATCATCAGTTCTACTAATTCCTGTTCTGATTTCACGTCCTTGTAGATGTTGACATTAAGACAGTCAATCTTGAAGTAGCCTCTGTCCTCTGCATTCTTATAATCCAAAGATGCATGTCCTGTCACAGGATGTTCCGGTACCGCATGAAAGTAAACACCTGTTTTGTGTTTTTCAGATTTACCGTCTTTAAAGATAGAAGCAGGTGTGTGCTTGAAAAGTTTTAGTGTGTTGTCTCGGTCAAAGAAATCTATGTCTACGTCAGGCATTAGTGTACACTTCCTTTTTCTTTTTGATGATTTTTAATTAATTTGTCACGTGCACCAGGTTGCAACACTTCCAGTACGTCAAGTAGTTTCCTGTATCCTTCGGTCTTTAATGTTGCTTGATTCATTTGAGGCATTATTACTCGTCCTATTGCACCGTTAGGTTTTATTATCACTGCACAATCTCCATCTTCAAATTCTAAATTATCTGTTATCTCTAAATCTATTTTAGACAATTTTGGCCTCCTTCGCTGTGTCTTGCACCAGCATCAAGTCAGCGGGATAACTTTTTAACTTGCTTGGCCAAAAACTTGTATTAATAAATTTTTCTATCATTTGTAATTGTTCGTCGTTAAAAGATTTTAACATCCTTTTGCCTGCACTGCAACCTAACAGTAGCCATGGTGATATCTTTCCTTGTTGTATGTGTTGCACTGCTCTGTTGGTGTTAACAAGTCTAAAATAATCAGACCATTGTGCATTTTGTTCTGTGGCCCAGTCCATCATAGTAGTGATACTTCTCTGTAGTGCGGCCTCCACAGGTTCCGTCTTAAGTGCTTCAACTAGATAAAGTTCATAGAGGTCGTCCCTCGACCAATGATCCAATTTCACTTTTGAGTGTAGCACGTAGTCTATGTACTTGTCTGGATACAGCGGATTTATATGCATGATGAATCTACCAAACTTTACAAATGCATTGTAATAAGAACTTTTCACAAAGTCGTCGTAGGTCTTTGGTTTGGAGTTGTGCTGATGTATCTGATAAAATCTTTGAAACACCATGAATGCATTCACCACCCACTTCTCATCACGTTGTAGATATCTTCGTTTAGGTTCACATAAGTGTACTTGCAAAGTTCTTTCCTTTGCAAACTCTTTGCCACAGTATGTGCATTTATTTGTCGATGCCATGTGCTTCTATTAATTCCTCTAGTTCTCTATCTGTTATTACTTTGTCTAGTGTTTCTAGATCTTTTTCTTTCCATGTTGGATATATCTGTTGCAGTTTCTTAAGACTCTTGTTTGGTACACGCTTCATGGGTTTGATCCATTGATGAAACTGTTGTGTCTCTGCACCACACATGGAGGTTAGTATCCATAATAATTTTTTGTGTTTCCCTAGTGTGAAACAGTGCTTGTTCACACACTCGTTAACCATCTCTATGTAGTGTTCTATGTAGAACGGATCCTTTGACGACACATTGGAAACATATCTCATCAACATGTATGGGGAGTACAAAGATTTCTCCTTGTCATCAATCCTGTCAAAATAATCCTTGTTCCTGAAGTCTACCGCTTTCAGTCCGTTTCTTAGATCAAAGAATTTTCTATTTTTTTCTGCTGGCATATTTTAATCCAAACATTGTACATTCTTTTGCTGTTAAGAACGACAATTTTATTTTTCCATGTAAATGTGTGTAGGCTGTTATCTTAAATTTATTCTTATTGCACCAATGAAAAAAGTCCCTTGCCCACTCACCTTGATCCATCCATATTGCTTTGTTCTGTATCCTCATTAATGGCGCATCTATTTTAATTGTTTTTCTACCAGACTGAGCCATAATCTACTTGTTCACATTGTCTTGAAATATCTTTTACAAAGTAAGCACACGTTGGTTTAGGACCATTTGATAAAGGCACAGCCAACATCTGTCCTGATTTGATCTTTGGAAAATACCATTTTACTTCTGTGTATATGTCCACAACGTCTATTGGATAGAAATCTGGTTTAGGGCTAGACAACGGATTGAATGTAAATGCATCAAACCCTCTGTCGTTGAGGCTTGTGATTGGTAATACGTGCATCTCAGATTGTCCTGCTTCACCTATCAGCATCTTCCAATCCAATGGCATTTTTATTTTGTATGGCCCAATATCTAACACAGCCGCCGGGGCGTTGAAGCTCTCTAAGAATATTAACGGTATGTAAAAAAAATCCGGATTTTCCGGATCTGAATTATCTAATACTGCAAATCTAAGATTCTCATCTACCCATTCAGGTATTTTTTCTAACTTGTATGTTTTGTTATCTAGTGTAAGGATTTTCATAATCTATCTTTTCTATATTATACGGGTAATTGGCCTCTTTGTAAAACTTTTTCCTTGCCCCCAAGTGTCTTTTTGCAAACTTACAACTGCTGGTAATATCCCAGATCTGTACACTATCTTTGTCTTCGGCCTTCCTTATTCCACGTCCAATTGACTGAATAACTCTCACAAATGACTTGCCTGGCTCTATGAGAACAAGATTAAAAATCCTAGGAATATTAATGCCAACAGCGGCAACTCCATATGTGGCAATAATAATTTTATTTGTTGCAGTAGATATTTCATCGTATTGTTCCTTTCTATCTGTATTTTTAGTTGATCCAGAAACAAACACTGCATTTTTAATCTTCTTTTCTAGTATTTCTCCTGCTGATATCCTGTCAACAAGTATTAGTGTATTTCCTGATGTTGCGATGTCTTGGATAGTTTTGGCCACCCAGGTCATTCTGGTTGTATCTGTTGTTAGCCATTTTAATTCTTCGCTGTAAGTCTTAAACTGTGGATGGTCCTGTGTCTGCAACACATTTACATGACAGTTTGCCAACACACCTTTGTCTTGCAGTTCGCTGGCCTGTATTCTATTTGACACTTCGCCAATGCTACATTTTAGTCCCATAAATTCGTAATCTGCTTTAGGTACTGTTCCTGTAAGCCCCCAACGTATTCCACAATGTGCAAAAGGCCCTGTCAACAATCTTTTTAACACATCTGCTTTGGCCATGTGTACTTCGTCTATTATAACTGTGTTGATTCCTTGTATTGCTTCCAAGAAGTCAGTTGTGTGTTCGTCTTTGCTTTTCTTTTCTAGAACGTTTAGCGATTGCCATGTTGCTATTGTGTTAAACCTGCCTAGTTCTTTACGATCTCCATAGTATACGCCTGTGTCTAAGTTACAAGCAAGGAAATCTTCTTCTGTCTGTGTTACTAGACTTTTG